TCCTTACCTTCATCTGGAAATTCTGCCCAGAACTCATTACAAGAGGATATGTTTATGCAGCTGTCCCGCCCCTTTATCGAGTTATTAAAGGGAAATCTTCAACCTACCTTAAGGGCGACAGAGAACTTGAGGAATATAGAAAAACCCATACAGGATTTGAATTGCGGAGATTTAAAGGACTTGGGGAACAGTCAGTCGATGAATTAGCTGAATCTACTATGGCACCTGCGACAAGAACTTTAAAGCAGATTACTATGGAAGATATGGCTGCCGCAGCCAATACTTTTACTGCGCTAATGGGAGAAAGTGCAAGTTTACGTAAAAAGTTTATAGAGGAGAACGCTCATAATGCAAAGATTGACATTTAAACAAATATTATGCCATTTGCGGACAGTAAGAACTCACCGCAAATGGGTTCGTCATTATTGTTTTTTAGCAGGGGTTCCTTGGCGCGGACTGGTTCATGATTTAAGTAAGTATAGTCCTACTGAATTTTTAGAATCTGCTCGTTTTTGGACAGGTAAAAATTCTCCAATAGAGGAAGCTAAAAAATATCAAGGATATTCTAAGGCATGGTTACATCATCGTGGTAGAAATCCTCATCATTGGGCCTATTGGGCAGATAATTTTAGCGAAGGATTAACTATTTATCCAATGGAACGAGATGATTTCGTTGAGATGATTTGTGATTTTCTTGCCGCAGGTAGAGCTTATAATGGACGATTATTTTCTTACACTGGAGAGCGTAATTGGTGGATTAAAGAAAAAGAAAGCGGATGTAAAGCTATGCATCCAGAAAATAAATTAATGTGCGACATTATATTTTCTGATTTAGAAGTAGCTGAAAATCCTATGTATGCTGGATTAGATCGCTGCCAAGTACAAACTCCAGAAAAATTAATCAAAAGTGGTTATATACAGGAAGTTTGGAGAGCTAATCATGATAAAAATATTCACAGATGGAAGTAGTATGAAAAGTCGTGCGGGATGGGGATTTGTAGCCATAAAAGACGATGTAATAATTCATACTGCTTCTGGTCAAGGTAAAGTTGGAAGTACAAATCAACAGATGGAGCTAATGGCAGCTATAAAAGCATTATCATGGTGGAGCCAATCTATATATCAAGATGAATCGGTAACTATATTTAGTGATAGTGCTTATTTAGTAAATTGTTATATCGCCAGATGGTATGATGCATGGGAGAATAATGGTTGGCGTAATAGTCGAAACGAAGAAGTTGCCAATCAAGATCTATGGAAACAATTACTTCCATTCTTTGAAGATTCTAATTGTTATTTCCAAAAGGTAAAAGGTCATTCTGGACATGTATTTAATGAACTTGCGGATAAATTAGCTCAAGGCATAGCTTCTAGTGACTTAGACTTGACAAGAGATAAAAAAGATGATATTATAAATATAAAGTTGAGTGAAATTCTCGTAGATTATTCTATGAAGAAATTTCCAGTAAAAGAAACTATTGAGAGAATTAAAAATGTTATGAGAGGTTATAATGGATAATATAATTAAAGTACCAATAGTTGAAGAAGTAGAACAATCTTTTCTTGACTATTCTATGTCTGTTATTACTGATCGAGCGATTCCTTCGGTGGAGGATGGTGTAAAACCTGTAGTCCGCCGAATTCTTTATGATATGCTCGATAAAGGTCTTAAGAGTAGTGGAAAGTATGTTAAGTGCGCCACTCCTGTAGGAGATACTATGTCTCGTTTTCATCCTCATGGAGATAGTTCAATATATGGCGCACTTGTGGGTATTTCTCAACCCTGGAATATGCGTTATCCTCTTATAGACTTTCATGGTAATAATGGTAGTCGAGATGGCGATGGACCTGCGGCAATGCGTTATACAGAATGCCGTTTAAGTAAAATAGCGGAAGTAACACTTGCCGATATTAAAAAGAATACCGTTGATTGGATGCCAACTTTTACTGAAGAAGAAAATGAACCTTGTTTACTTCCTGGTAGGTTTCCATCTCTTATATGTAATGGTACCACAGGCATTGCTGTTGCTATGGCTTGTAGTTTTGCTCCACATAATTTAACTGAAGTAATGGATGCTGCAATTTATTACTTAAATCATAAAGGGTGTAGTGTAGATGACTTGCTCCAGTTCGTTAAAGGGCCAGATTTTCCAACCGCCGGAATCATTATTAACCAGCAAGAACTTAGAAATGCCTACCTTACGGGTAAGGGTAGAGTCCGCATGCGTGCCAAGTATGTTATTGAAACGAGTAAAACTGGTACCGAAGCGATTGTCTTTACTGAAATACCATATAAAGTTAGCAAAGAAGTATTGGCAACTGAGATCGATGCGCTTGCCGAAGAAGGCAAGTTGGTTGGAATCTCTGAAATTCGGGATGAAAGTAATAAAAGCGGTGTCCGCTTTGTGGTTGTTCCGCAGAAAGGAACAAACGCAGATGTACTTGTATCACAACTATTTAAGTTAACTGATTTAGAAACTACTTTTAGTATTAATCAAGTTGCTCTTGTAAATAAAACTCCTAAACAGATGTCTCTATTGGACTTAATTAAATATTATATAGAGCATCAGGAAGAAGTTTATCGTCGTCGTAATGAATATGAATTAAAAAAATTAGCTGATAGAATTCATATTCTGGAAGGTTTTGAAAAAGCGTTTGAATATATTGATGCTATTATTGCAGCAATCAAACGTAGTGCTGATAAAGCTGCGGCAAAAGAAGAATTAAAAAAGCAATGGCGTTTTACTGATGCTCAAGCTGATGCAATTTTAAGTATGACTTTAAGTCGTTTGGCAAATATGGAGCGCATACAAATTCAATCTGAATTGGTTGACAAGGTTGAACAGCATGTTTTAATTTTTAATCGTCTGAATAATAGTGAAATTTTTACCGAAGATTTAGCAAAAGAGTTAACCGATTTTAAAGTGCAATATGGTGATGAACGTAGAACTGAAATCATTAGTATTGAAGTTACAAAAGAGGAAAAAGAAGTTGCTCAAATTACTCCCGAAGATTGTGTAGTAATTCTTACTGAAGCAGGCAATATTAAACGAATTACTACTACTGCATTTAAGCGTCAACGTCGCAATGGTAAAGGTGTTAAATCTCAAGATGATATAACAAAAGAATCAATTACTACCAATACGATTGATGTACTTTTAGGGTTTACAAATTATGGTAGAGTATATCGTTTACCTGTGGACAGCATCCCAGCAGGTACTATTTCCTCTCGGGGTGTGTCTATTAACAGTCTGGTTTCTATGGAGCCAGGAGAATCATGTGTCACTATTGCAAGCATGGTTCGAGATAGGGGACAAACTCAACGATTTGTTTGGTTCGCTACGAAAAAAGGATTAATTAAAAAGACTAACTTAGATGAGTATGGTAATCTCAAGAGAAAGGGTGGATTACAAGCTCTTGGATTGCGCGAAGGAGATTCATTGGTTAGTGTATGGATACATGAAAATAGTCACATTTTAATGGTGACTGAAGAAGGGATGAGCATACGCTTTGACGGCACGAGTATAGCGCCTACTGGTCGCACTGCAGCAGGCGTACAAGGAATTAAATTAGGAATATCTGATAACGTAGCTTTTGCGTGTCCAATAGAATCCACTCCTGGTGAAAGATTATTGGTGGTATGGGAAAGTGGACTTGGCAAAAAAATAGATACAAATGACTTCATCTGTCAGATCCGGGCCGGTAAGGGAGCTAAGCTCGGGGGAGCAGAAGTTAGCAAAATTAGATCCGGAGTTACTATTCGGGATGATTCGATGGTATTGGTATCAGGGGAAACTTCAAGCATCGTGTTAGCTGTTACCGATATCAAATTAGGAAATCGAACTTCTACTCCAGTCAAGTTAATAAAAGATAATAAAATAAAATCTATTGCCAGAGTATAAAGGAAGTTTAATAATGCCACGAATAATTGAACCTATGAAAATAAATCGCATTCCAGACGGAAAAGAAAATCTTTTTCCGTCTATTTGCGCATCTGGAGAATATTTTGCTGAACTCAAAAAAGATGGTTATTGGTATATGTTTGAACGAGATACTGATGGTGAAATGTATCTTTGGAGCAGAAACGTATCAAAAACTACAGGAATCTTAACTGAAAAATCAGCAAATGTTCCTCATATAATGGAATGTTTTGAAACTATACCTAATGATACAATTATCATTGGTGAAATTTATTATCCTGGTAAAAGAAGTAAAGATGTTACTCCTATTATGGGAGCACTTCCTGCACTTGCCATAGAAAGACAAGCGGGAGAATATGGATACTTACGATATTATATTCATGACATTCTGTATTATAATGGAGTTTCTCTCATTAATACTCGCGCAGATGTAAGATATGATATTTTAAAACGAGTATATGAAAAACATTTACTTTCCAAATATTCAATAGATGACCATCCAACTATTGAACTTGCGGAACGAGTTGATGACAATATTCAAGAAGCTGTCGCCGCAGCGCTTGAAGCAGGAGAAGAAGGTATGGTTCTAAAAAAGAGAACTGCACCATACACTCCAGGTAAGCGCCCAGTATGGGATACAATTAAAATTAAAAAAACTGATACATGTGATGCTATTATAATTGGTACTTTTCCAGCAACTAAATATTATGATGGGAAATTAGATGTAAAAGAGAATTGTCAAGGACAAGATGCTTCAGAATGGCCCTACTGGATTATTGAAAGAACTAGTAATATATGGGAACAAAATATTAAATGGGAAGACTGGGAGAAAGAACCAATAGGAAAACCTCGAGTAATAAAAGGTATTAATTATCGTACAGTGCCAGTAACTAAAGCCTATTATAATGGCTGGGATACTGCTATTGAAATTGGAGCATATGATGATAAAGGTAATATTGTTTCTATTGGTAGTGTTAGTTCCGGGCTTAGCGATAATGATAGGATGCATCTACGAACTTATGTCGGACACGTTGCTGAGTTGGCTGGAATGGAAAAGGATCGAGAAGCGCATACTCTCCGACACTTTCATTTCAAAAGAATACGCGATGATAAAGACGTAAAAGAATGCACCTTATCTAGTATTTTCGGTTGAAAAACTTAAAAAATTATTATATAATAAGTACGTAAGATGAAGAAAGGAAATCACTTACTATGACTAAAAAGCAGCTGAAGAAGCTTGCTAAAGAAATTGCTGGATTGGAACATACCATACAGTCTAGCAATGATCCGCAAGTAGTTTATATGGCCAAGGAAAAGATGACTCATTTAACAGAGTCTGCGCAACTTGAATTAGAAGATATGTTGGCACTTGATGAACTGGTTCAAAATTATTTGCAATCATAAAAAAAATTTGGTATAATACATTTACAATAATAACTGAGGCCAATCCTTCAGATTATTATAAGAAAAATTTTTGAAACTCTAAACGAGTAAAAGGAGAGAAACTATTATGGCAGCTATGAAAGAGAATACTAAGAAGGTTATTACTTATCTGCAGGGTCTGGGCGACACTAATGTGACCGCGGCTGATGTCGCTGATGCACTTGGTCTTGAGAAGCGTTCTGTGGATGGTATTTTTACTAGCGCTGTGCAGCGTAAGCAGTTGGGCTTCCGTGAAGAGGCTGAAATCGAGTTGGCTGATGGCACCCATCAGAAGGTTAAGTTCCTCCGTCTGACCGATGCGGGTAAGGCTTTGGACGTGAATGCTGACCCTGACGCTGAGTAAGATTTAAGATATGAGGAGGACTTTTAACTTAAAATAAAAGTCCTCTTTTTTCTTAGTATGAATTTAGCTTTGGCTTTTTGTATTATATCTGTTATTTGCGCAATAGGTATGTGTATTGTTATTTATCTATGTCATAGTCAGTATCGAACTTACATTGCGTTAAAAAAAGAAGTGGATCACCTATCTGATGAACAAAATACTTTAACTAAGACATTAGATATTAATAAGACCGAACTTGAGCGCACAGATGCCCAAATTGAAAAAGCCCGTATGGAAACTGAACTTCTTCTTCAACGTAAAGAAGAATTAAATCAGGATATTGAAGATAATATGCGGCAAGTAGAACATTTAAAAGAATCATTTGAAACTACTGAAGAACAATTTCGCCGCAATTATATGACTGAACGTAGAGATTGGCTTGACGAGCGTACTTCTGAATATGTACAAATGCAAGCTGATTTTGTAGAACAATTTAAAGAAGAAAATCATAAAAAGTTAGAAGCTGCACGTCAGTTAGAAGAAACTTTAACCACTTTGCGAGAAAAAGTTAGTGCTGCAACTGCTCTTGCAAAGCAACAGGCCGCAGATGAAAATTATGAACAATTTCATTGCTTACAACTCTCTGAACAAGATATTCAAGAGATAAATAAAATTGAAACGGCGATTGTTGGAGTTTCTCCTCTTGCCGCAAATGCTGTACATAAGGTAATTTGGAAGGTTTATTATGAAAAACCTTATACAGATTTAATCGGTAGAATATGTGGTTCTGATATAAAAACAGGTATCTATAAAATTACTAACACAGAAAATAAAATGTGTTATGTAGGTCAAGCTGTTAATATTGCAGAACGTTGGAAACAGCATATTAAACGTGCTGTTGGTGCAGAAGAACGAACTAATAATAAATTATATCCAGCAATGGATAAAGTTGGACCTTGGCACTTTACTTTTGAAATTATTGAAGAAGTTCCAAGAGAAAAATTATCTGAACGAGAGGACTATTGGCAAGATTTTTATCAAGCCAAAGAATATGGGTATAGTATAAAATGATTAAGATTTTTACTTTGAATAAGGCTGGTAAGATTGAACTTACCAAAGATGAACTGTAGAAGCTTTTGGATGATTCTTACTGGGAAGGATATCGTAATGGGAATAATACAATTTATACCTATCATTCTCCTTCAGTAACTACTCCATGGACAGTTACTTGCAATACTGCAACTAATACTGCAACAGTTAATGCTTCTGACTTATCATCAGCAACTACTGTAACAACAGACAATTTTAATAAAGATGTTCTTAAGGTGAGTCTATAAAATGAAATTTGAGAAAACTGAAGTTTGGGGTTTCAAACATGCAATCCGTGGTATGCGCAATCCTAAAAACAGTTGGGACAAAAGCGATAGTATGGATTGTGCATATTCTATTGATGAAGGAATGTGTGGATTTTGTGATGAACCAGTCTATACTGATTTAAAATGTCCCGACACAGCCTATGGAAATACTATTGCTATTGGCCCAAATGATATGAAACTTATGAAGGCTCTTATCAAGGGTGGACCAGAACATCGTAAATTTATGCGCCAAATTTTTATTTCTGTTGATATTACTGCTCCTCTCTATTGGTGGAAAGAATTTGACACTTATAAAGTTGGTACTGTTGCCAATAGTACTTCAACAATGCACAAAATGTTAAGTCGTCCTATTGAAATGGAATGTTTTGAAAAAGACGATTATGATCCTGATTTGTATGTTCCTTATGCAAATCAAGAAGCATATTTAACTGAAGCAGGAAAAGATATAAATTTTGAAGCACATTGGCATGTCGAGCATATGTGGGATTATTTACTTGAAAAAATGGAAGATTTAAGACAAGCTTCAATCAATGAAAAAAATCCTATTATTGCAAAAAAGTTATGGAAAGAACTTATTAGAATATTACCAGAAGGCTGGCTACAAACTCGTACTGTGACGCTTAATTATGAAGTAGTATATGCGCAAATCCATCAGCGTATGAATCATAAACAAAATGAATGGTCTGGTAAAGATGACCCAGATTTGACAAATTTTATAGCTTGGGCGCACACTCTTCCATATGCAGATCAGCTCTTGTTTGATGTAGAAAATTGACATTTTTTAATAATTTTGATATAATATATATGTAAGCTAAAGAAATGGAGATTTTCTTACATGACGAAACAAGAGGAGTTTTTGAATTTTTGGCATTATTTGACGCATGACTTGGCTGGAGATGTAGAAGTGCCCGAAGGAGTACAAGCTTACATTGATGCAATGAGTTCTGTAACAAGTGTTGAAAAGCCTTTGTTCACAGATAATGGTAAGTTGATTTTGCAGTATCTCCAAAATCAGCCCAAAGGAACAATGCTTAAGGCGCGAGATATTGCGGAAGGTATGCAAGTAACTTCCAAGATGGTGTCTGGAGCAATGAGAAAACTTGTAACTGATGGTTACGTAGAAAAGGTTGGAAAAGACCCAGTAATCTATACAATCACAGACAAGGGATTTAATGTTAATTTTGAAGGAGAAAATGCGTAATGAAAAAGGAAATGATTAATACTACTCATATCGAGGGTCTTGTGTACGACCATAAGCTGGAACAGAAGGTTTCTGGTGCGCAGAGTAAGAACCCTGGCACTACGTTTATCGCAGGTACTTTGGATGTCGCAACGGATTATGCGATGGACACAGAGGGAACCTTGACCGGCAAAGGCATTAATATCGTGAAGATTCATTTTACCTATGTTACTGCTACGACTGCCAAGGGCAATAACAATGCAACTTTCCAGGCTCTTCAGAAGATTATCAATGAGGAGAAGACTGTTGTAAAGGTTGGCAAGGAAAATGCTTTTAAGGTACGTTGCGATTCTGCAATTGGTCTGAATGAGTGGTTTCGTGAGCTAACCGATGAAAAGCCTCAGTCTGTTGTACGTAACGAAGGTGGATTTGTTCATATTGTAAATTCTATCTCTGATGCAGAGAAGGATCATAACACTTGGAAGGCCGATATGGTCATTACTGGTGTACGTGAGGTTGAAGGAGATACTGAAAAGGGTACTGAAGATCATGCGGTTGTAAGAGGCGCAATCTTTGATTTCCGTAAAGCTCTACTTCCTTTCGAGTTTACTGTTCGTTCCAAGGGGGCTATTAACTACTTCTTGAATCTGGATGTTTCTAATAAGCAGCCCATTTTCACTTGTGTGTGGGGTCGTCAGATGAGTACAGTAGTTAAGACTCAGACGGTAACTGAAAGTGCTTTCGGTGAGGATGAAGTTAAGATTACTGAGCGAACTACTCGTGAGTTTGTTTGTAATGGTGCAAGCAAAGTTCCTTATGAGTGGGATGACGAAAGTACTATTACTGCCGCTGAGCTGGCACAGGCAATGAGTGATCGTGAGCTTGCATTGGCTACGATTAAGAAGCGTCAGGAAGAGTATCAGGCATCTAAGCAGGCGGGTTCTGCATCTACGGTTCCTTCTGGTGACGACACTCCTGGTTATAACTTCTAAGGAGGGTTGAACAATGCCTAATGCTTTGACAATGATTAAGCCCCATGTAGTCAGCAGAGATCTGCGGGGTTATTCGGTATTGTTCTACGGGGAACCTAAGACCGGCAAGACTACTGCCGCGTCTAAGTTCCCTGGCTCCTTGATTTTCGCTTTTGAAAAAGGTTATAGCGCACTACCTGGAGTAATGGTTATGCCTATCAATAGCTGGAGAGATTTCCGTCAATATCTTAAGCTATTGGCAGAAGAGGAAACTAAGGAAATGTTCCAAACCATTATTATTGATACCGCCGATATTGCTTATGATTATTGTAATGAATATATTTGTAAGCAAGAGGGAGTAGATACTATCGGTGATATTGAATACGGCAAAGGATATGGTTTGGTTGAGCGTGAATTTGATAGCGCATTGCGGCGCATCCTTCAGCTTGATTATGGTCTCGTTTTGATTTCTCATTCTACTGAACGTGTTGAAAAGAATGAGAAGGGTGAAGAGTATAGTAAAATTGAACCTACTCTTGAAAAGCGTGCGCGAAAGATTTGTGAGCGTACTTGTGATATTATTGGTATGTCTCGTTCTGTAGTAGACTCTGATGGCAATAATGTTACTAAACTTTTCTGTCGTGGCACACAGCGTTTTGTTGCAGGCTCTCGTTTTAAGCATATGCCTCCTGTTATTGATTTTTCATATGACAATTTGGTAAATGCGATTGGAGAAGCAATAGAAAAAGAAGCTGCTGAACATGGCGGCAAGCTGGTTACTGATACTCGCATTAATAACTATAATACTCGTCCTGCTTCTTTTAGTGATATGAAAGAAGAATGTGGAGAGATTATCGGTAGATTGATGGAAGAGAATATAGAGAATCGTACCAAAATTTCAGCCGTAGTAACTAAACACCTTGGACCGACTAAGAAGTTTAATGATACAACTGAAACTGACGCCGATAAGGTCTGGGAGATTCTCAAAGAACTTCGTGCTATGTAAGTTCGGCCGGGCGCAAGCCCGGCTTGACTTTTATCTAAAAATATGATATAATTTTTATATACTGAATAAGGAGGATAAGATGTCAGCGATTTTACCATCAAAAATCTCGTTGATTTCTTAATGATCGTGTAATGGCTACGAAAAAGTTAGGGCCAGTAAAATGTCCATATTGTGGCAAGACTTTTGATCGTAACCTTGAAGAATTTGTTCAAATTAATTCGCGTAGATATGCCCATAAATTGTGCTACGATCAGTATCAATCTCATTTAACTCAAGAAGAAAAAGATTTAGAAGCTCTTCATAATTATATTAAGCAATTATTCAAAACAGATACAATTTCTGCAAGAATAGAAAAACAAATTAAAGATTATCATAATGAACGAAACTACACTTATAGTGGTATATGTAAAAGTTTAATATACTTTTATCAAGTTAAAGGTAATTCAATAGAAAGAGCTAATGGCGGCATAGGTATAGTTCCATATGTTTATGAAGACGCTCGTAACTATTATACAGCGATTTTTATGGCTCAACAAAGTAATCAAGCTAAACCTGTTGAGCAATGGAAACCAAAAGTTATCGAGGTCATTATCCCACCACCTGTTAGCAAGCCTATTAAAAGTACAAGGTTTTCATTCTTAGATGAAGAGGAGTAACGTATGGGATCTAAATATGTAGATATCACAGCAATTATGCAAGTAATTGGCTGCGTATGGAATGACCCTTCTCTTTTAGATAGAGACGATACTTACGTCATTGTGGATGAAGACTTTTCTGAACAGTTCCATCGTACAGTATTCGGTGCGATGTTTAAACTTCATGAAGATGGCGTAAAACATTATACTTTAAATCTTATTAATGATTATTTGGAATCTCATCCTAAATATCAAGCTCTTTATGAAATTAATAAAGGCGATGAATATATTGAAAAAGCTTCCAAGATTGCAACACTATCTACTTTTGATTTTTATTATAAGCGCATGAAGAAATTTACTCTTTTGCGCATGTATGATAATATCGGAATGGATGTATCTTGGTTATATGATCCAGATGAGATTTTGGATATAAAGAAGAAGGAAGCTCAAGAAGAATGGTTTGATAATGTTTCTCTTGTAGAAATTGCAGATAAAATTGATTCAAAAATTAGTAGTTTACGATTAAAATATGTAGATAATGATGTGGATCATGTATCTTTCCAAGCAGGAGATGGCATTGTTGAATTAATAGAACAGTTTGAAACTGTTCCAGACGTTGGAGTAAGTCTATATGGTAACTTTATTAACACAATCACTCGCGGTGCTCGCCTTGGGAAGTTTTATCTTCGTAGTGCTCCCACTGGTATCGGTAAAACTCGATCTATGATTGCAGATGCTTGTTACATTGGTTGTGATTGGTTCTATGATGAACAATTTGGTTGGCGAAAAAATGGTAAAGCATTTCCAACTTTGTTTATTGGAACCGAGCAAGATAAATCTGAAATTCAAACGATGATGCTTGCATTTCTTGCTAATGTAAATGAAGAGCATATATTAACAGGTAGATATGTTGATGATGAACGTGACCGAGTAATGCGCGCTGCAAAAGTAATTAAAGAATCTCAAATGTATGTTGAGGTTCTCCCAGAATTTAATCTACAAGATGTAGAGAATACAATTAAACGAAATATTCATGAACATAATATCAATTATGTATTTCATGATTATATACACACAAGTCTGAAAATTTTGGAAGAAATTTCAAGACGTACAGGTAAAATTGCTTTGCGTGAAGATAATATCTTATTTATGTTATCTGCAAGATTAAAAGATATTTGTGTGCGACACAATGTATTTATTATGTCTGCAACTCAGCTTAATGGAGATTATCAAGATGCAAAAACTCCTGATCAAAATCTATTGAGAGGCGCAAAAGCAATCGCAGATAAGATTGACTATGGTTCAATTTTATTACCTGTAAAGCAACAAGATTTGGCAAGTTTGGAAACAATTTTACAAAAGAATCCACAGTTTCCTACGCCGAAGATTAAACTTTCTATTTATAAAAATAGACGAGGACGATATAAGAGTGTAGTTTTATGGTGTGATGCAGATTTAGGAACTTGCCGTATAAAACCTATATTTTTAACTGATTTTCAATATGAGTGGATTGGAATTGACGATCTTAAAGTCGTTATTCAAGAATTTAGTGCTTTTGAGGAGGATGACTAATGCCTAAGAAGATTGATTCTGTTATACCTGTTGTTATTCATGCGGATGCTAAGTACCCTGTGGAAGGACGTCAGGTTGAGTATATAATGTCGCGTGGAGAATATGATTTTTTGATGGATAAAGATCGGGCACCCAAAAATGTACATAGAGATAAGTACATTTTGGATTACTTGAATGCGACTGCAGGAATTTTGGGAACTATTACTACTGTAAGAATAGAGGGGTAATATGAAGCTCTATGACAAAGACGAAATTAAGAATAAATTAACAGTTGACCAAGTGGCTGATATAGTTCGAGATTTCGGCGGTGACCCGCGATATACCCCTGGTGGTTTTATCGCGGCCACCATTTGTCATAATCATCCAGGAGAAGGGAGTCATAAACTATATTATTATGAAAACACGAAATTATTTCGGTGCTATACTGGTTGTGATGCTACGTTCGATGTATTCGAGCTCTTATGCAAAATTCATCAAGTTAATGACAAAACTTGGACTCTCCCAGTTGCCGTACGATATGTGGCCAGCCGATATGGTTGGTTGCCGAAGTCCGAAGTGTTATCCGACGAAGGAATGGAAAGTCTCGCTGACTCCGAAATCTTCAGTAAATACGATAACAGAGCACGACAAGAAGATGCTCGATCAAATCGACAAGGAGACTTTCACCTTCAATGCTACGACGATACCATCCTTACTCGACTAGCGTACCCTATCATCAGGGACTGGGTTGACGAAGGGATTACCCCAGAAGTTCTTCGATACAATAAAATCGGTTACTATCCAGGGGGAGAACAAATCACTATTCCCCATTACTCTCGGACCGGAGACTTCATTGGATTGCGTGGCAGAGCATTGTCTAGTGCTGCCGCCGAATTATATGGTAAATATCGTCCCTGTTACATCGGTGGAATAATGTATAATCATCCATTAGGATGGAATTTATATAATCTAAACAACAGTGAAAGAAATATTCATAAACTTGGGAAGGCGATTGTTTTCGAAGGCGAAAAAAGTTGCCTCTTATATCAAAGTTATTTCGGTCATAATGCGGATATTAGCGTGGCTTGTTGTGGCTCTGCTATATCAAGTCGGCAAATGGAGTTGCTCATTGATGCAGGAGCGAAAGAGGTCATTGTTGCTTTTGATAAGCAATTTCAAGAAAAAGGTGATGCTGAATTTAAGCACCTTGTTAAAAACTTAAAATCAATTCATCAAAAATATAATAATTATGTTACAGTATCATTTATATTTGATAAAGAAAATTTATTAGGATATAAAGATAGCCCCATAGATCGCGGGGCGGAGACCTTTATGAAACTGTTTAAGAATAGGATTGTGTTGTAATGGAACTAAAGTTAAGAGAACAAGTTAAAGGACTTGGTACAATAGAACAGCTATTGTATACGCGAGGATTTTATACGCAAAAGGAAAGAGAATTATTTCTCTATCCTACTTCTTCTGCAACTCATTCATATGAATCATTAACTAATACAAAAGTTGCAGCAAAACGAATCCTTCGTGCATTAGTTAAACAAGAGCGAGTGTATGTCCAAGTCGATAGTGATTGCGACGGATATACTTCCGCCGCTCTTTTATTAAATTATTGTCATAGAATCGCGCCCAGTATAGTAGAAAATAATTGGGTTTATGATTTACATGATGCTAAAATTCATGGCATTAATATGGACAATGCTTCGACTGATTATGATTTAATTATTGCTCCTGATTCATCTTCTAATGAAAAAGGTAAACATCAGAGTTTAATTGAACATAATATTGATGTCGTTGTTTTAGACCATCATGAAGCTTCTGGTTTTGAAGATGATCCAGCAATTATTGTAAATAATCAATTATGTGATTATCCAAATAAATTTTTATCTGGTGTTGGCATCGTTTTTAAAGTATGTTTGTGTATAGATGAACTTGGCAAGTTTAATTATGCAAATGATTTCTTAGATTTAGTAGCTCTTGGATTGCTTGGTGATATGATGGATATGCGCGAATTAGAAACTCGTTATTATATCACTGAAGGGTTAGAAAGTGTTACAAATCCATTCTTTAAATATTTAGCTGATAAAAATGAATACTCAATGAAAGGATTGTGTAATCCTCATACAGTTTCTTGGTATATTGCACCTTTTATTAATGCTGTTACAAGAGTAGGAAATCATTACGATAAACAATTAGTATTTGAAAGTATGCTTGAATGGCGTGCGGGAGAGCTTATTCCAAGTGATAAGCGAGGTGCGATAGCTGGAACTGAAGAACTTAGAGTTGTTCAAGCTATTCGGCATGCCTCTAATGTAAAACGTCATCAAGACGATGATAAAAAGAAACTTCTTGAAGAAATTGATTTAAAAGTACAAAGGCTAAATCTTTTGCAAGAACCTGTTTTAATTGTGCAAAATAAGGGGATAGATGATGACGATCCTACTCGTGGCATTACCGGTCTTGTTGCTAATGCTTTATGTGCCAAGTATTCTAAACCAACTCTTGTTCTTAATGAACTCACTAACACAGAAACAGGAGAGATTACTTGGTCTGGCTCTGGACGTGGCTTTGCTGTGTCAGGTATTAATAACTGGCGAGATTATATTGCTAACTGTGGGGATGCCATTTTTGCACAAGGTCATCCTTTTGCTTTCGGAGTGGCTTTCACACCTGATGGTTTGGCAAATTTCAAGGAACGAGTTAGACAACAATTCGGCACGACTAAATTTGAAAAAAGTTACACCGTAGACTATATTTGGACAATGAAAGATGAATTTGATCAAAAAGTATTAGAAATTGGTGAATACGCTAATATTTGGGGCCAAGGTGTTCCTGAACCATATGTGGCTATTGAACATGTAAAAATTAAAGGAGATGTAAAACTTAATCTTCTTAAAAAAGGAACATTAAGAATTGATTTAAATCCTCATCAAACAAATTGTATTAAGTTCGGTTCAAGCGCTGAAGAGTATGAAAGTTTAATTGATAAAACTATTACAATAGTTGGAACTTGTTCTGTAAATGAATATATGGATAAAATAACTCCACAAATTCAAATCGTTGATTATTTTATAGAGTCAGTTCCTCAATGGGATTTTTGACATTTTTAAGAAAGTATGGTATAATAAAGATATGAAAGATAGAGTTGTAGTAATTAAGTTTCCTACGTGGTCATATCAGCCACAAGATATAGTTAATCAATTTAAAGGGATCTCTCAATTTTTACAAGAAAAAGGGTATGATTGGGACGTAATAATGATCCCCAGAGACTGTGAGTGGACTGAAATGACTTATGAAGAATTAAGAAATTTTAGAGATTCGATAAATGAAATACTGGAGGAGAAACCTAATGATTCTAACAATGAAGCAAGAACAGGGATTGAAGCTTGCAGTTAAACGTTTTCGAGATAAAGCTCCATATACTGTAATTGCTGGATATGCTGGAACAGGTAAGTCTACGCTTATCCAGTATATTATTGCCGCACTTAATCTTAAAGATGAAGAAATCGCATATATTGCTTATACTGGTAAAGCTGCACAAGTATTGCGTAACAAAGGCTGTCAAAATGCAATGACAGCCCATCGGCTTCTTTATCAATCAATTCCAAAAGAAGATGGGACTTTTTATCATATTCCGGTAAAAACTCTTTATCCTCTTAAATTGGTAGTTGTAGATGAAATTTCCATGTTACCAGAGAAAATGTGGTTTCAACTTTTGGCTTATAAAGTCCATGTAATTGCATTAGGAGATCCTGGTCAGCTTCCTCCTGTAAAACAAGCCAGTAATGATGCCTTAGAGCATCCTCATGTCTTCCTTGATGAAATTATGCGACAAGCCGCTGAAAGTGAAATCATTCGTCTTACAATGGATATTCGTTCTGGCAAGCCTCTTACAATTCAACGAGGACAAGAGGTAAGAGTAGTTGATCGTAATGAAACTCTCCTTAAAGGGTTTTTTGAATGGGGAGATCAAATCATTTGCGGTAAGAACATTACTCGTCGTCGTCTAAATATGATGCGCCGCAATCAAATTTGGGGCAATCTTTATCAAGAGGAACCAATTATAGGAGATAAATTAATTTGTCTGCGCAATGATTGGGAAGCGATTAATGAAACTTCTGATGCTCTTGTTAATGGATTAACTGGAACTCTTGAAAAAATTACTTATGCAGAAGATAATCCTTGGCAGGAACGTACTCCTTATATTGATTTCTTGCCCGAAGGTGAAGATTCTTCTCCTTTTTATAAGATTGAAGCTGATTATAAATTGTTGATGACTGGGACTCCTCTTGTGACAAGTGGCCCAAATGGAACTTGGAAAGATATTCCTAAACAATTTCATCCTCATGAATTTGATTATGGATATGCAATTACTTGTCATAAAGCACAAGGTAGTGAATTTGATAAAGTAATTGTCCTTGAAGAATATATGAAGAATGAAACTAAAGAAGGACATATGCGTTGGCTTTATACTGCTGCAACTCGAGCTTCCAATAAATTGATTATAGTGAGGAATTATCGTCCATGAATATATGTACTATTGATTTTGATTGGATTATGTGGCCAGTTATTAACGCATATAATGATATGGTTCCTGCCAAAATGGATGCTCCAATACAAAAATTACGAGATGAAGTTCGTAAAATGATTCCAGGGGTAGATTTACGTCCTGACTGGCCGTCTTTTCAAAAAATTAAAAGTATTTGTGAGATTTATCAAAATCGTCTTTATAAAATTGAAGATCATGGTGAGATTGTTGATTTATGTAAAGAGCCTTGTGATTTTTTAATCAATATAGATCATCATCATGACTATTATAAAGGCGATGGATTAACTTATGATTGCAGTAATTGGGTTCGAGTTTTAGAGCGTCGTAAATTATTTAAACAATATATATGGGTACCAAGTAAAAGCTCTGTAACCGATTTAGATAAAAAATCTACTTTTTTTACTGCATCTCCTGAACCTATGGAAACATTGCGTAAATATAAAATAGATAAAGTAATTCTTTGTGAATCTCCTCAATGGTTATCTACTGAATGCAGTGAATTATGGGAAATGTTTACATCTACGCTTGACTTTCTAAATAAAGAATGATATAATATATATAGAAAATGAGAAAAGGAGTTACTGTATATGGCATTTTTTAACGATCACAATCATACCGTATATAGCAATCTCCGCCTTATAGACTGTATAAACAAACCTAAAGCCCTAATTGATGAAGCCATTAAATTAGGGCTTAGTGGTTTAGCTATTACAGATCATGAGGCGCTTTGTTGTCATATCGAAGTAAATCAATATGCAAAGAAATTACGTGAAACTAATCCTGATTTTACAATAGCATTAGGTAATGAAATATATCTTATTGATGAACGATTTAATGGCCAGAAATATTATCACTTTATTTTAATCGCGAAAGACGCTCAAGGACATCGCGCACTTCGTGAATTAAGTTCAAAAGCATGGTATAATGGTTATGATGATCGTGGTTTTCGTGTGCCTACTTTGAAATCAGAGTTGCAACAAATCATGATTAATTATAAAGGTCATGTAATTGCAACTACTGCTTGTATGGGTGGAGAGTTATCAAGCAAATTATATGAGTTAAGTTTAATGGAACAAACTCATATGGATGATGTAGCTCGAGCAAGTAAAAAGAAAGAAATAATTGATTTTCTCAATTTTTGTATTGAGATATTCGGACAAGATGATTTCTATATAGAGTGCGCACCAAGTCTTAATAAAGATCAAATTATTGTAAATAAAATGTTGTTAGATATAGCGCGCTATATGGGGCTTAAACTTGTTCCTGGAAGTGATAGTCATTATTTGTCTAAGGATTTGCGGTTCGCGCACAAAGCATATTTGAACTCAAAAGATGGCGATCGAGAAGTAGATGAGTTCTATGAATTTGCATATCTTATGAGTGAAGAAGAAGCTCGTCAATTATTGGGCGCGAGTTATAATCCGGTTGTAATAGATTGGATGATGGATAACACAGAAGATATGCGGAAAAGTATCCAATTTTATGATTTAACTCGTCCGCAAAAGATTCCATTAATTCCTGTTAATCCGCCTGAAGCGTTCGCTTGGTGGGGTAATAATAATCCATTTGCAGATGATTTCAATGAGGGTGGATGTTATCAAACTTTAGGTTCATTATTTGTATCTAAAGAGCCTCAAGAGCGTCAATGGATAAATGCAGTTTGGGGAGCTCTTGACAAAAAAATTGGTTACTGGGGAGAACATGAAAATTATGTTCAAAGACTGGAAACCGAAGCAAGTGTTATTCGTTTTATTGGCGATCGGTTGGGCACTTGTTTGTTTGCTTACTTTAATACTTTTGCTCACTATATTGATTTATTCTGGGAGTGCGGTTCCACTGTCGGCCCTGGCCGTGGTAGTGCCACTGGGTTTTTATCTAATTATTTGTTGGGGATTACACAGTTGGATCCAATCAGATGGAATCTGCCCTGGTGGCGCTTCCTTAATAAAGAAAGAGCAGAACTTCCTGATATTGATATTGACCTCGCCCCAAGCAAACGTCCCCTTATTTTCAACAAAATTAGAGAAGAACGAGGAGAACTTGGTCTTGTACAAGTTGTAACTTTTGGTACAGAAGGAACTAAAAGTGCAATTCAAACCGCTTGTCGTGGATATCGGTATACTGATGAAGAAGGTAAAGAACTTTACCCCGATGGTATAGACAATGATGTTGCACTTTATATCAGCAGTTTAATCCCTCAAGAACGTGGATTTTTATGGAGTTTTAATGATTGTCTTTATGGCAATGAGGCAAAAGGACGTAAACCTATTAAAACTCTTATTACCGAATTAAATAAATACCCTGGATTAATTGAAATCATTCAAAATATTGATGGCGTTGTAAAGCAACGTGGTATTCATGCTTCTGGTGTCATTTTGTATAATAATGACATTTATGATACTGGAGCAATTATGCGTGCGCCCAGCGGAGAATTAGTAACTTGTTACGATCTTCATATGTGTGAAGCCGCTGGAGATACAAAGTATGACTTTCTTGTTACAGAAGTTTGTGACAAGATGATTCAGTGTTTGGATTTATTAAAAAAAGATGGGGTTGTGGAAAATGCAAGCACTCGTGAATTATATGATAAATACTTACATCCAGAGCGAATTGATACCACAAACCCACAAATTTGGGAACACTTGGCTAAAGGAGACATTCTGGACGTGTTCCAGTTTAATACGGGAGTTGGACTTGCGGTTGCGAAAGCTACTAAACCTCAAGATCCCCTTGAAATGACCGCCGCAAATGCTATGATGCGTCTTATGAGCGAACCTGGCGTAGAAAGTCAGCAAGATCGTTATGTACGTATTAAAGCAGGTGGAATTAAACTGTTTGAACAAGAGATGACTGAACATCATTTGCCGCAGAAAATGAAAGAAAGATTGCATCATTACTGCGATCAATACTATGGATGTTGTGCAATTCAAGAGCAAATGATGGAAATTCTTATGGATAATGAAATTGCGGGTTTTAGTTTGAAAGACGCAAATGATGCTCGTAAAATTGTCGGTAAGAAACAAATGAATCGTATCCCTGAACTACACGAAAAATTTAATGCGGCAATGTCTCCAAGTTTAGCAGATTATATCTGGAAATTGGCTGTTGCGCCGCAGTTAGGATATGCATTTAGCGTCAATCATAGTTTACCCTATAGTTTTGTGGGTATCCAAACAATTATCTTAGCAACTCAATTTAATCCTGTATATTGGAATACTGCTTGTTTAATTGTAAATAGTGGTGCAGTTGATCCCGAAGCTGGGACTTCTACAAACTATGAAAAGATAGCAAAAGCAGTCAATGATATACAAGAGCATGGAATTAAGGTCGCACCGATTGATATAAATAAATCTGAATATGGATTTGTTCCTAACGCCAAAGATAATGAGATTATGTTTGGTATGAAAGGTTTATTAAATGTTGGCGATGATGTTGTCGCGCAGATAATTGCGAATCGTCCTTATCTTACTTTTGAAGAATTTATGGCAAAAGTAAGAATTACTCGTCAACCAATGATTGCATTAATTAAATCTGGTGCATTCGATAAATTTGGCGAGCGCAAACAAATTATGGCCACTTATATTTTCTTAACCTGCGATCGAAAGAAAAGAATTAACCTCCAAAATATGGCAGGACTTTTGCGGCGCAATATGATACCAGAAGAATTGGCTTGGGAACGTCGAGTTTTTGAATTCAATAGGTATCTTAAAGACAAATGTCGAAATGCTGGAGCTCCAAATGGTTATTTATTAGATGAACGAGCTTTTGGTTTCTTAAATGATCCAGAGATTATTGAGTTTGATTTACAGCATAAATTAGGAGCTTACTGGCTGGATGCAAAAGAATGGGACAAGTATTATCAAACTCAAATGAATAGTGTGCGCGAATGGATGAAAGATAATCAATCTGAAGTGTTATATCAGTTGAATAAACAGATTTTTCTCGAAGATTGGTTAAAATATGCAAGTGGAAGTTATTCTGCTTGGGAAATGGAAGTTATGTGCTTCTATCATCATGAACATGAATTGGCGCATGTAGATGCTCGTAAATATGGGTTAGCTCGATTTCCTAATCTTCCTGTTGAACCTATTGTTACTTCGTTGTGGCGCAATCGTATTCCTATTTATCAGTTATCTCGTATAGCTGGTACGGTGATTGCGAAAAATAAAACAAAAAGTTTAGTGACAATTTTGACGATTGATGGTGTTGTAAATGTTAAGTTCAGTAAAGAATACTTTGCAATGTTTGATCGTCAAATAAGTCAGCGTGATGCAGATGGAACAAAGCATATAGTTGAAAAGTCTTGGTTTAATCGTGGCAATATGATTGTTGTAACTGGAATGCGACGAGGAGACGAATTTGTTGCGAAAAAGTATTCCAGTACTCCTGGACATCAGCTGTACAAAATTGATGAAGTTCTTGCTAACGGCAGCTTAGTACTGCGTTCGCAAAGAGCACAGGGAGAAAGGGAAGATGTTGAGTAAAAAAGTTACGCGGTGGAGGAATAGTATCTTCCACCGCAGATGTCAATATTGTGTGTATCGTAATGAATCAACATGTACCGCAAAAGACCAAAAAATTAGCAGCCCATGGTATAGTTATAAAACCATAAGCGCTTGGCGTTTTTGCACATTATTTGAGGTGAAAGATGGATATGAAAAGCCCAAAGTATCTAGTGATAGCACTAGTGGGGAAAGCTGGAGTTGGGAAGGACACCCTGGCACAGGATCTCGTGGATGATCATAAAGATTGGAATATGATTGTATCTTGTACGACTCGTCCGCCAAGAGAAGGAGAAAAAGATGGAGAGGCTTATCACTTTTTAACGGTTGAACAATTTACTGAAAAAGTATTAAATGGTGATATGTTAGAAGCTACTTGTTTTAATGGTTGGCATTACGGCACAGCTAAATCTGCTCTTAAACCAGGAGTAAATATAGGAGTTTTTAATCCTGAAGGATTCGATTGCTTAGTTGAAATGCCGATAGCCGAAGTAAAAGTATTAGGTTATTATGTAACTTGTGAAGATAAAACTCGTTTATTGCGGCAATTAAATCGAGAAGAGCATCCTGATGTAAATGAAATTATTCGTCGTTGGCTCGCTGATGATGAAGATTTCTGTGAGATAGAAGATGATGATAGATTAAAGCCCGTATGGAATGAAACTCCATTTCATAAAATGAAAATTCAACAGTTAATTGAAAGCGATATAGAATTTGCACAGAGTCCCGTCCGGATACGCAAGTTTAATTAATACATTTATTTAAAAACGCAATTATAAGTGACACTCTTTTTAAGGAGGTTATTTAATGATTACAAAAAGAGATGGCAGACATGTAGAATTTGATGGAAATCGAATTCGAGTAGCTATTGCTAAAGCTGCATATGATAATAAAGGAGGATGGACTCCTGATAAACCATTTCCGCCATATGTAGAAGACATAGTTCAATATGTTTGGGATGAAAATGAAGCATATGAATTAAATGTGGAAGAAATCCAAAACATTGTAGAAAAACAATTAATGAAGTATGACCCCGAAACTGCGCGAGCATATGTACGTTATCGCTATCGTAAGGAATGTATTCGTGAACAAAAGAATGAATTTTTCGCTCTATTGGGAGAAAAAATTGAGGCGACTAATGTACAAAATCAGAACGCGAATATAGATGAATATTCATTTGGTGGCCGCAAGGGTGAAGCTGATAATATTGTTATGAAACAGTATGCTCTTGATTATTGCGTAAGTGATATGGCCCGTAAGAATCATATAGAAAATATGATTTATATTCATGATCTTGACGCATATGCAGTAGGCATGCATAATTGTTTAACTATTCCTTTTGATTATTTGCTTGAAAAAGGTTTCAATACTCGTCAAACTGACGTGCGGCCAGCCAATAGTATCAATACAGCTTTCCAGCTTATTGCAGTATTATTCCAATTACAATCACTTCAACAGTTTGGTGGAGTATCTGCAAGTCATTTAGATTGGACAATGGTTCCATATGTGCGCAAAAGTTTTCATAAGCATTTTAAAGATGGAATCCATTATGTAGAAGAAAAAATTTTTGACTGCACTCCTGATGGTATTGATATAAAAGATTTGGCTATTGATAGTGATTTTTATACAGATTTACCTTATAAGAGAGCTTATGATTATGCTATGGATATGACTCAACGAGAGTTAAATCAAGCGGTTGAAGGCATGTACCATAACCTTAATACTCTTCAATCTCGGTCTGGAAATCAACTTCCATTTACTTCAATTAATTATGGTACTTGTACCTTACTTGAAGGACAAATGGTAACTCGTGCTTTATTGGAAGGTTCTATTGAAGGTGTAGGTAAATTACATCGTACTCCTATTTTCCCTTGTGGAATTTTCCAAATGATGAAAGGAGTTAATCGTGAACCAGGAGATCCCAATTATGACCTTTACAGGCTCGCTCTTAAGTCTACATCCAAAAGATTGTACCCTAACTATGCTAACGTGGACTGGACAGGAAACGCGGGCTATGACGTTAATGATCCCCGAACCTACTTCAGTACGATGGGATGCCGCACAGCAAACGGTATGGATATCAACGGATTTGGCCAACTTAAAGATGGTCGAGGAAATATCTGCCCAGTGACTATAATCTTGCCCACTCTTGCTATGATGGCCAAGGAAGAATATGCCGAAAAGGCTGGCACGCGCGGAGACGCTGACGGCAATTTGGAAACGCTCTGGGAAATTTTTGAAGCAATTCTTGACAAGAAACTTTTTGAAGCAAAAGACATGCTAATTGAACGTTTCGAATGGATTTGCAAGCAAAGCCCAGAAAGTGCAAAATTTATGTATGAGAATCATGTCATGGCAGGATATATTCCAGAAGAAGGAATTAGATCTGCACTAAAGCATGGTACTTTAGTTATTGGCCAACTTGGTATGGCAGAATGCCTTGAAATCTTAGTTGGTACTAATCAATGTCATATTCAAGGTATGGCTGTAGCTGAACGTATCGAGCAGTTGTTTAAAAAGCGCTGTTCAGAATTTAAACAAGAATATAAATTAAACTTCGGTGTATATTATACGCCTGCGGAAAATCTATGCTATACCGCAATGAAGAAGTTCAAGGAGAAATATGGCGTTATTGAACACGTTTCAGATCATGAATACTTTACGAATAGCATACACGTCCCAGTTTGGGAAAATGTCAATGTCTTCGATAAGATTGATATTGAATCACAATTAACTGGTTATTCTAATGCTGGATGCATTACTTATGTTGAATTAGAAACTGGTATTCAAAATAATCTTGAAGCATTAGAAGAAATTGTAAATTATGCTATGGATCATGATATTCCTTATTTCGCAATCAATGTACCAAATGATACATGCTTAGAGTGCGGATATACTGGAGAATTTAATGATCGATGCCCTGAATGCGGCAGCTCTCATATCCAGCAACTTCGTCGAGTAACTGGATATCTTACCGGCAATTATAAAACTGCATTTAATTGGGGCAAGCAAAAGGAAACTGAAGAACGAGTTAAACATACAGGAAGGATGACTGAGTAATGCGCTACGCAGGTATTATATTTGATGATACCGCAGCAGCACCTGGAATCTGTTTATCATTCTACACTCAAGGGTGCCCAATCCGCTGCGAAGGTTGCCATAATTATGAAATGTGGGATGAAAATGGAGGACATGAGTTTACTCCAGATATCCTTGATAGAATTATTAAAGGACTTCATAAAAATGGAGTTAATCGTACATTTTGCATTTTGGGTGGAGAGCCACTCTCTACCCAAAACGCATTTTTAACTGCTCTATTGGTATCAACAGTAAGAGAAAAAAGTCCAGATACTCCTATATGGGTTTGGAGTGGTTATTCTATGGAACAGCTTATTGGAAGTAGTAGTGCTCATGTTAAAGCTGTTCTTCATAAGATTAATGGATTAGTAACCGATCCTTTTATTCTCTCTCAAAGAGATATTACATTAAAGTTTAAAGGATCTACAAACCAAAGAGTTTGGGCATTTGATTCTGAAAAAAAATTATGGTATAATATAGAAAAAGAAGAAGAGAGGTTCCCGATTGCATGATTAAGAAAGACAATGCAATTTTCATGGAGCCAGAAGAATATGAAGAGTATAAGCATCAAAAGGAAGAAGAATTAAAAGCACAATTTGAACAAATTCGTGCGGAAAATCCTGAAAAGATTGCGGATACTACAATGTACGATCTTAATAAAAGTATTATAAGTCAAATGAAAGATTTAACTAATACTGAAATTAAGAAACGTATGAAACTTATTCGTTCTTGGTTATATCATGATTCTGATATTTATTATGGATTAATTTGTTGGGACTGGAATTATGTCACTATCTTTAGATTCCCTAATGATAATTATGATGAACAAGTTGCAGAAATCCAAGACATTTTAGTTAATTTAGGTTCAATAAAAGCAATAGATCCTCATAATGGTGGGCATGCTATGGAAGTTCATAAGATTGAAGATCAAATTGAAAATATTCAAGCTTTTGAAATCTGGATTCAAGTGCCAGAATATGATGAACCTAAAATGTTTATGCTCTTCCCATATGGAGGAGGTATAGTTGAAGTATGAATACTGGTAGTTGGTCAAGTGATTTAGGAGTTCAAACTTTTAGAGTTTTTAATGACACTGGTAAACAAGTAACCGAATTGGTTTTAGGTACAGATATACGAGCAGGAGATCCAAAGATTTTGCGGCAAGTTGCAGGAATTATTCGAGATTATGATATTAAAAATATTGCAACCAATTTCCCCCCTGCCCGAATATTATTTAATATGGTATGTAAAATTCTACAACAGGAATATAATATTACAGATGTAACTTTAGACGCTCCTACTCCAACTCAACATGAAGAACATAATGAAGAGGTAATTGAAAATGATGTGGTTTGATTATACGACAACTCATGGGGTTTTGATTCATTATATGGATTTAAATGGTATAGAGCGGTCTTACTCTCAGAATTTTACAAGTCCATCAGAAGTAATTAAAATCGTTGCGATGCTTGCCCATGATAATCAAGTAAAAGAAGTAACTTGCGCGGGGATTGCTTATCAGCTTGTTCCAGCGATTAAGCAAGAATTACTTAAAACTTATAACAACGAAAGTATTAATTTTATTGAAGGAGAATAATATGGCTCGTTATTTATTGAATGTAACTGAAAAGTATCGTGTTGACACTATTGAAGAGGCGTTGCAAATGCGTGATGAAGCTCAAGATAATATGGCATTTGATCTTCAATCTTTTCAATATGTAACAAAAGTAAATAAGAAGACTGAAGAAGAGTATCAAGTAGTTACACTTAAAAAGATAGTTAATTCTGAGAAAGAGCCTACTTCTGGCGCGCAGGTGAAATATGAATATTGATGCACAATTTTTTAAGATAGACAAGTATAAGGATGATGAAGGAGTAATTCTTCCTGGTCGCAAGACTGGCGCGAGTGCTGGATATGATTTTTATTGCGCAGAAGATACAGTTATTCCATCTTATCCTTCTGCAATTCAAGCAGATTTTGCGAATGAGCTTGTTAAAGATTTAAGTTCCTTTTATGGTTCATTTGAAGAATTTATTAAGACAACTCCTTATAATTTAGATACTACTGCAACACTGATTAAAAAGTATGGGCACAAAATGACGCTTATCCCAACAGGAATTAAATGTAAGATTCCTAATGATTATTTTCTTCAGTTGAGCGTGCGATCAAGTCTTCCATTAAAGCATTGGATTATTATGGGAAATGGTGTAGGAATTATTGATTCTGATTATTATAATAATCCTGACAATGAAGGACACATATTCTTTGAACTTATTAACCTATTACCTTTTGATATTGTAATTAAAAAGGGAGATTGCATTGGTCAGGGCATTCTATTACCGTATGCAGTTACGATAGATGATAAAGGTAATGATATAGAAAGAACCGGCGGGTTCGGTTCTACCAATGGATAAGGTTATATTAGCACTAGATTAGGCCACTAAAACAACTGGTTGGTCTCTCTGGTGTAATGGAGAACTGACCAATTATGGGCACATATCTTTTGATGATGCTGATGCATTTATGCGCAATCATAAATTATGTAGCTGGATTTTTAATATGGTAACTCGATATAATGTTTCAATGATAGTTATTGAAGATATTCAAATGCAAGTTAATAATGTTGTGACATTTTAGAAATTAGCATAGTTACAAGGCGCCATTATAGAACACCTGTATCTGCATAATTTAGATTATAAAATAATTCGACCTACTGAATGGCGAGCTGCTTGTAACTTTTTAAAAGGACAAGATAAACATAGGGAATCATAGAAAAAAATTGCTTAGTAGTGGGTCCTGGATACTTTTGGACGGAAATGTACTTAGGATGAAGCTGATGCTATTTGTATAGGGTATGCCGCAATTCAATAGGACGAAAGTGAATTAAACTGGGAGGATTAAAAATGGAATGGGCTGTTATTATTAAAGAGATCTTTACAGTCGTACTCATTCCTCTTCTTGGTATAATTTGCAAATACTTTATTGAGTTTTTGCATACCAAACGAGAGGAAGCAAAAGCTAAAATCAATAATGAAACTGCAATCAAGTATATTACAATGCTTGATGCTACCATTACAAAAGCAGTTATGGCAACCAATCAAACTTATGTTGATACATTAAAGAAACAGGGTAAATTTGATAAAGAAGCTCAGCTTATCGCACTTAATAAAACTAAAGAAGCAGTACTTGCTACCCTTACTGAAGAAGCAAATCAATATTTGAATGAAGCTATTGGTGATGTTGAAAATTATATTCAGTTGTGTATTGAAGCTGCTGTTAAAGAACAAAAAACTGTAGCTATAGTTACAACTGCAACAACAACTGAAACTTCTACACCAGTATAAAAAAAATAGGGGAGACTCATAAAGAGTCTCCCCTATTTTTTTATACTTCATTATTTATAATGTGAGTCATTTCATTTTTATGAGGTAACTTCAGTACCTAAGCATGCCAATAATCCATATGACCATTACCACCAAGTTTTTTATAAAGATTATATCCTTGATTATATCTATCTAACTCAGCAGGAGTAATATAACCTTGATCGATGAAGTTCTAAGCAATATGAATTAAATTGGCTAAATGTGTTTCAAGTACTCCTTCGCGCAGAAGTGAGAGTTGAGCGTCTACTTGTTCATTATGCTTCTTTAATTCTTCTCGATCGATTTTATTCTGCTCTTGTATAGAATCTAATCGTTTTATAATTTCTTCATCTACTCGTTGATAATTCTTTTCTAAGAAATTTATCTAACGTTCAAAAGTTTTGTGCAAAGAAGAGCTATTAGCTAAACTTTCCCATTCTTCAATTCGCTCTTGTTTATTGCCCTTCTTATAAGGATTAATAAGTCTTGCAGTAATTAAGCTTACTACTGCAAGACAAATAAATGGTATTAACCATTTTAATAAGGTTTCTATAACAAACGCACCAGTTATTGCCATTACGTTTCTCCCCTTTAACCGCAATCTTCTTCTCCTTCTTCGAGTTCAGTTTCAATTATTTCTTCGCTTTCCTCTGAATCCGTAGTAGGAGTAGCCTCTGCAACAGCTTTATAATTTTCAGCTATTTTTTTATAATTTTCTACACCGGCTTTTGCGGTGTAACCTAAACGCAATGATACATAAGCAGTGGTCATGTATGCGAATATATTTTGTGCGAATGCCCCAAGTTCAGGTCTAATTAACAATATAATCAACATGATTATTGTAAGAATTACATAAACCACTATATCTAATATGGTTAATCTTTTACTAAACTCAAGGGGTAGTTTTCTATGCTATTGAGAGTGCATAGACTCATTTTTTCTAACACGCAATTCTACCACCCCTTTAGATAAATAAAATACCCCTTAATAAGCAGCACATTTATTAAGGGGTATTTAATTTTAAATCAAGCGTTAAAACGAATGTTCATAGAGCAGGTCATTTCAGTACCATTAAGAGATTCATCAAAAGAAGTAAGATCTGCATCAAGATTAGCAAGATTATAAATAGTATCAGAACCTTCTTTAATAGTAAGATTAGTGATACCATTCAAACCATAAGTAACAAGATTAGCAGCAGTTGTAGCAGTTGGTCTAATACTCATATAAGCATATGAATTCATCTGACCACCTTCAAAAGAGGTTTGGCGGCTAAAACTGTTAAGTTCCATTGCTTTGGAAGATTCTCCATTTAAAATTAAAACTGCCATGTCTATTGTCCTCCTTGTCGTAATACAGCTCCATTGCCGAGTAATTTAATGTAGCTTTCTGAAATCTCGTTGTTTCCAGTGGCCCAACAGTAAATAGAAGAAATCGCATTAAAAAGTTTATCATGATTTTGTTCTATTACTTCACCAGCAAGAACGAGTCGGTTCATTTTATTTTCAAAATCAGGACGTAAGTCTTGAATAGAAGTGGCCTTATTACATAACATATGACAATCATATATATTACCTTGATAATCAATAGTCTTAGAAGTTATGCCTGCGGCGCACTCATATACCTTAGATGTATCAAATGGAATATCCCATTTACATAAATTAATACCATCTTGTTTAATATAATTTCCTGGGACTTCTATTGTTGGAGTTAAATGAGAAGTGAATTGAATAGGATAGTCTAATGCTAAATCTATATTAGGAGCCATATTAGCCATAGTTTCTAATAAATCATGCCGCATAAATTTATACCAATTGTAAGGATTATAAGTTAAATCTGCAGCTCTTAATGTCGGTTTTATAGTTAGTTGAATTTTTAACCATTTATTAACTCCAGATAATTTTTCTACATTATTAAAATACTAAAGATTCTATATAATAGTATCAAAAGTATTTGGGCGATGACTATTCTATAAATCTCGAGGCCCATCTAAATTAATTTGTAAAATAATTTTTATTTTACGCTAATTAGTAATACAAAAATTATGAACAGGAATAATAAAATGTTCCATAAATTTTTGAGACGTGCCATTAGTAGGGATAATAATATAACGAATATAAGAACTATATCCTAAAATTTCTTGAATAAAATTTGCAAAATATTCGCCATTTAGACTTGGTTCCAATCCCCAAAAACCAATACTTTTAATATGTTCAGTTAAGTTATCTTTGACATGTTGGACAAAACTTCCATCAGCGAGTGCTTGACGAATTAGATTATTATCTATCTGAGGAGCTTGATTCATACAGCAATAAGGGCAATTAAGATTACAAGCTGAACTAAAATAAACATCTAAATTAGTTATCAAACCACTCATCCTCTTCAAAATTTACTGCCCAAAGAACCATGTAAAGCATATTAAATTCACTCCTTTTTTATCGTACATAAATCCAAATTCGATCATTTACTTGAATTGGAATTAATTCGCCATTTTGGTCATAATTACCTCCGCCGTACCAAACATCATATGTAGGTACAACAGAAACAGTACCAATAATACGTTCAGGATACATCATAATTTCTTCTCGAGTCATTCTATCAACAGTACCGTTTGGTCCTGTGCAAACTGCATCTCCTGGTTTAAATTGAGTACGATCTCCATATGGATATACTAAAACACGTCCACTAACTGCAATTGGAGTCTTACAATTTTGAGTTTGACCAATAGCAAATCCATAAGTATCAGAAACGACTCGTCCACCTGCAACCAAACGTTCATTGCATAATATCATATCGTCATTTCCAGTTTCTATAACTACTCGTCCTGGTTCAATAGTATTAGCTTGACGATATTCAGCATAGTCATTCCACATAGCAGATTCTACAACACCAGAGTCTCGCATACGAATACTAACACCAGTATTAGTACCAGCACTATAATTAGCATCTGTAGTGTAGGTAAATAGTAAATAATTAGTCCAGCCACTAGAATTATAATTACCAATACACCAGCATCCATTTGCTGTTTTAGTCATAATTACTGCATGGTAACCAGATGCATCATCTTCACGCATTAATGCAGAATCACGTCCACCAATCCAAGAAACACCACGACTTGCACGAGTGATTTGACGTGTATTAGTCCATAAACGTAAAGTAGCGTTAACACCTAATTGTGCATTAATATATACCTATTTTGAATTAAAATTACGAATATAGGTATCGTCCTCCATATACCAGCCGCCACCATAAGTTTCATTATACCAACCAGTAGAACCATAAGTTCGTAACCAACCTGTAACAACATAAATACCATTTGCATTAATAGTAGCACGATGCGTTCTAGTTGTACCGTCCATAGTAAAAAAATAATGATTACTGGCACTATTGTATCCATAATACATATCGCGGTCACCGGTATAATTAGCTGAAGAATCAAAATGTCGTGCATATATAACACGAGTATAAGTGGTTCCCCATTCTAATGCAGTTGAACCTAAATTAGTACCATTATTAGTTTTAGGAGTAAGTGCACCAGTCATAGTGTCGCCAGCTTTTTTAACCCAACGACTGTCTCCACCATTATCTCTTATACCATTAAATACTTCAGCTTTTGAAATCGCCCGTAATTCATAGCCATTCCAACAGGCTAACCATGTAATATCAGAAGCAGCTAATCCTGATTGACTGTATGCTAATGCAGTACCTGTACCATTATAT